GCTATATCGGTTACTGCAAATAACCCTAATCCTTCAATATTTGATTCTCGAATCGTTACAGAATCTGGTAACGGCTTGTACATTCATTCACTCCATTCATACTACTATTTTATATACATTATACACCATTCCATAGCGTATGTCAAGCGTTTTCTTCAAATAAATTTATAGGGGTTTACCTGATGCCATTTCCATAAAGTCGTATTGGAGAGTCAGGTCAGTTAGGAGGGGTTCAGCCGACTCATTCGTCATCTGAAGTTCTCCTAGAATGGTAGGGAACAAGTTATGGAAAGTGAAGACTTTATCACTTACATTCTTGTTATTGGAGAGAATATGGATACTTCCATCGTGGCCAGTCGCTTCGCCCTTCTTATATCTCATTCTTGTTTCGGGACCAGCCGCTTTATACATCAATCCGAGAATTTCCATATAATTGTGATAATCTTCATCCACTAGAAATGTCACCGTCATTGGAGCATTCTGAATGGTAGAGCCTGGTCGATATACGTGCCCGTGAAGAGGATGAGGAATAGGTATCTCATTAACACTCATTGTAGGAAGATTACAGGTTGTCAACCAAAATTGCGTACCAGGAAGAATGCTGAGATTCAACCGATAATTGGTACTCTTTGCGAGGTTAATTTTCTGTGGTGCAACTCTTTGTTTATCTGTCATACTACTATTTATACAACCTCTAAATAAAAAAAGGGCACCTAGATTTCTCTAGATGCCCTTTTAGTGACTTTGCCCTAAGGTAGCGAAATTCTTACACGAATGGCGCTGTCGATAGGTTGTCTATTACAACTATTACAGATTAGTAACAGTAAACTTACGGAAGTAAGGATTAGCACCATCAGAGCCAGTAGCAAACGGGTTATGAGTTAAACCATAACGAGTTTTGAACCCTAGACGAGGCTGGAAGTCTTCTTCACCAATTGATTTCATCAACTGAAGTGGAACATATGGACAGTAAAAGAGACCTGCATCATACATATTGCTTCCTTTGTATCCAACTGTTACACTGTCGGCTGCGGCAAACTGGTCAACAAATACTTTGTATTTAGAACCAAGCATACCAGCAAACGTGCTGTTTACGATATCAGGCTGAGAACCATTGTCTACGTCCATTGAAGGAGTAGCAAGTCCGGCAACCATATCAAGAGCAGATGCAACATCTGGAGATACTAGTAACCAATTACCTGCACCACGTCCAGTGTTTTTAGCGATAAGGTTTGCTTCACGATTGATTTGAATCAATAGTGATTTATAACGCTCACCACCCCAACGAGCACCACGGTTGTCAACTGCATCAGCAACATCAAATGTTCCTGCAGTAGTTGTTCCAGCGGTAGCACCGGCAGTAGCCTGTGATTGGATTTTAAGAATAACTTCTCGGTTAATCTCAGCAAGAATCTCAGAAGAAAGAATATTTGACAATTCTGTTTCTGCATCTAGTCCGTGAATAGCCTTAAGGTCTTGAGCAAGTTCCAAAGAATATTTGGCTTTCAATGCACGAGTATTAGCAGTTACGCTAGTTTTCTCGATTGAGAAAGACATCTCTTTGAATGCTCCGCCACCACTAACAAATCCACCAAGTGCTTCACCTTCAGCAGTTGAGTAGTTGTTTTGGGTATTAGCGTTATCGCCTGAAAAGTCAACATCAGGAGCGCCAGCAGGCAGAGTAAGTGCTTCAGCACCAGTACTTGCTTCACCAGTATAGTGAGTTTTCATAGCAAAGACAAGTCCAGTAGGACCACTCATTGGCTGAACGCCAATTGTGTCATAAGCCATAAGTTGAGGCATTGTACGGCGAACAAGACTAATTAGGATTGGGTCCCAGTTATCTACGTTGCCGCCAGTTACGTTGGCTTCTTGCAAAGCCTTTTCTTGATTTTCTAAAAGACGAAGTGTAATTGCACGTTTTGTTGCATCTTGAATTTTTGGTAATTCAGAATGCTCCATTACAGGCTGCCACTTATCTTTAATTTCTTCAGTTAAAAACATTGAATGTTCTCCTATTAAATATAAATGTGTTAAGCACCAAGGATGCTCGGTTCTCTAGATTGTGAAAGGGAAGCCATAACCTTCTTCATTGCATCAGTCATCACTCCATCCTCGGTACCGGTTGTGGCATCCGATTCTGCAATTACTTCTTCTTTCTCTGCCTCTGAAGGAAAATAAGTTTCTTTCAAAGTATTCAGTTTTTCAGCATATGATACTGCATCATCGAATTCAACACCTTCAGCAAGAGTTTTAAGTTTTGCTTTTTGAGTTTCTTTCAAGTCTTCAGTTACTTCTCTGAAAATCTTTTCAGCGGTTACTTCTGCTAGTTGGCTCTTCGCTTCGACATTTTTATTTGTCTCTGCATCCAAACTTTCCTTAAGAGATGCTATCTCTTTAGCCTGCTCGTCAACTACATTGTACTTCTCATTGGGAATTTCAATATAATTTTCTGCAAACAACTTCTGCATACCACCAACAAAACCTTCTAAGATTTCGTTTTTCAATCCGTGTTCTACGGACTGCTCATTCTTCTCTAGCCACTCAGTAACCATATAGTCTAGATAACCATCCAGTTTCTCAGTAATATCTGTCAACATTGACGCAGTTTGCTCGGCTAATTGTGCTTCCATCTTACCTTCGATAAGAGAGAGGTTTTCCTTAACTTTCGCTTTTACGGCTGTTTCAAATACTAGAGTAGTACGAGACTTGAAATCTTCAGTAAGGTCTTGACCGTCAAACAATGCGTTAACATCTTCGGTAACATCTACTTCAACTTCAAATGCTTCTTTTTTAATTTTTGCTTTGGCGCCTTTAGTTTCTTCTACTTCGTCTTCTTCGTCTTCGTCCGCTTCGTCACCATCGTCTTCGTCTTCGTCATCTTCTTCGACAACATCAACTTCTCCACTACCGTCTACTTTTTTCTTCTTCTTTTTCAAAGGTGTGGCCTTTGGTGCTTCTGCTTCTTCAAGAGAATCAGCCTTAGAAATTTCAGAATCTTCAGCAACCATTTCAAGGTCCCCTTTTTCTAAAAGTTCATCAGCCTCTGACACTGTAATAGAAGTATCGGACTTAGCAGACTCGCCTTTCCAGACTTTATTGCTTTCATCCAAAACCAACACTTCGCCAGTTTCTGTTTTTAACTTCATCAGGGTTCTCCTAATCCAATTGATAAATTTTAACTAGTTTCTAATCTAATTACTATTATTTATAAAACTAATTACTCTAACATTATAGAAATCACTACGATTTGCTACAACTTGCTTATGAAATCCTCAAAAACAGTCGCTTCTATCGATGTTAATCGCTTTCCGCTCGCATTTTTTACGATTCCGTGGTATTCTGCAATCTGCCGTTCAGCGATTACACCATTGTTCCATATCCATTCTTTCCCCTCCATAATGCCATTTACAAAGGCATCTGGTGCGGATGGGTCTGCAACAATATCAGCGGCAGTAGCAAGATAAAAATCTCCTTGTACTTCCTGAATTCCTTTCTTATTTGCTTTCAAAGTACCCATTCCTCGTGAACTTACACCAAGTTGGGCTCCTTCTTTAATAAGATTTTTGACAATATTACCGTGTGGAGTGTCTGTAACCTTCGCTTTACCAATATAGTTACTTCCTTCTTTTACGAGAGATGTAATCATATGGGATACTCGGTCCAGATTAATAGTTGGTCCCTCAGGATGTCCTAGTTCTCCAAACGCACGTTTCTTGTCAATATATTCTTTTGTGTATCGTCCTACTTCTTTTTCCATAATAGCACCGGGATACAAACGTCCGTTTCTATTTTTTAAATCTGCCTGTAGAAAAACACCTTCAATATAGAGGTCCTTGTTCTTACCCTCAGTAATATATTTTACGTGTTCTGTTATTTCTGATATCAGTCTCATTGCTGTCCCCCTACTTTTTAGTGAATTTCGACTTCACTTTGCCACCAAAAACTTTATTAGCATTTCTGATTTTGCTTTTATTCTTACGCATCCACTTTTTACGCAGTTTGATACGCTTTACCTTATTGCCGCCCTTTTTGCGTTCTATCTTTGCCTTAATTTTTGTCGCACGATTTTGAAATTTTTGTCTATCTTTATTCTTTTGAGTTGCTCGGCGTTGCATTGTATTACGTGCTTTGTATTCTACCAACTCTTCTTCTGTAACTTCTTCTGTAATTTTATTCTTTAAGAAGTATGCGATAATTTCACTAGGCTTATCAAAACTCTTTTGGCCTTTTTCGCCTTTGATATTCATAAACCAAGAATCAGCACCAGAATCAAAATCACCAGTAGAAATTACTTTCCCTTTGTATGTAACATAAGAAGTGTCTTTGCTAGTGTCTTTACCAAACTCGTAGCCACCTTTCTTTGACATTACTTTCTTCGCTTCTGGAATATCAGCATTGTCCCCATCACGAACATCACAACTACAAGGGTCATCGCCACATATACCACATTCTTCTTCGTCTAAATCTGCAAGAAATTTGCCTGCTTCAAAAATTTCAGAATCTTTTCGCTCAGTTAATTCGCCAATTTGCCACACTGCCCATCCATTAACGGCCTCTGATTCTAGTTCGACTTGTTCTGAAATGCTTAATGCTTTCCAATTCTCTTCAGTCCACTCGACAACAACAACGTCCTCATCATTTTCGCCAAGCACTTCTACAGCCATCCCTTCGGATATCTGCTTTGTGTAATCTTTAAATTTGATAAGGCTCATTTGAGTTATTTATCCTTTTTAGGAATAGCGTTGCTAACCCGTTGAACAAGAGATTCTTTCTTAGCCTTTTTCTTTTTGTTATCAGTTGGATTGTCATCATCCGTAAAGGCTTTTGCTTTCTTGTTACCGAAATTGGCGATGTTTTCGTCTTGTTCTTTGTCATCGTCATCTTCGTCTTCGTCACCGTCTTTCTTTTTGCTTTTCTTAGCATCAATGGCTTTTTGAAGAGCGGGAGGAAGTGTACCTTCGTCTTTGGTGTCTTCGTCTTCGTCTTCATCATCATCTTTCTTTTTGCCCTTTTTGGCATCGATGGCTTTTTGAAGAGCGGGAGGAAGTGTACCTTCGTGTACGTGTTTCTCATCGCCATTTACGTGCGAATGAGTTGTGCCGTCATCGTGCGTATGTTCTACGCTGGATGGGCTAGGGGCCTCACCAGGTTCGTTAGAACTTTCATTAACTGCATTCTTCGAGAACATAGTTTTTGAAAGAACAGATTTAATTGCCGCAATTTTGCTAGACATCCGCGATTCAATTTCACCAGTCAAAACAGTCCTAAATTCAGTCGCCTTTTTGTCTTTTGCAAGTTGCACTAATTTTTGTAAATTTTCATTCATTGTTCAGTTCTCCTAATATGTGTCATCAGATTCGCCTTCATCGTTTGTAGTTACGGCGGCCTTCTCTGCTTCCATCTGTTTATTTAATAGTTCAATATCATCGTCAGTGTGCATCAATACATTTTTTCTTACCCACTCGATTGAATAATAACGACCAATCATTTCTCCACTACTAATAGTGTCAATCATCTCGATTCGTTCTTTCATCATCTCAAGTTTCTTGAGTTCAGAGAAGTATCCATCATCTTCAAAAATGAAAGATATATTTTCTTGATATATGTTCCACTCACCCTTATCAATAATACCTTTAGCAAGAAGTTGTGTTCTTAGTAGAGAGAATAGTAAATCTGAGAAACTTTTTCTTAGTTTCGTAACATATTTAGTAAACTTAATTTCATCTCTTGTAATTTCACCAGTACGTGACATACTCCAACTTGCATCTGATTCCATTCTGGAAGCAGGTACGTGTAATGCTTGATACACTTTCTTCTGAAAATATACTACGTCATCCATATCACCTAGATTTTGACCTCCAGGTAACGTCTGTACTTCAGTGCCTCGACCACCCTCTTTACGAGGTAGCCAAAAATCTTCCATCATAGACATTGTATCTTTGCCGTCTGCTACAGTACCAGTAGAAGCATCATAAACCATTTTATTCTTAAACTTGTTCATAATGTTTCGTAGATATTGTTCTGCTTTAGTCTTAGGCAGGTTACCAACGTCTATATAGAACACCCTACGTTCTGGTGCTCTTGTAATTCTGTATATAACCATTGCATCTTCTAGCATACGCAATTGGTTAATTGGCTTCATTGCTTTATGTAGATAGGAAAGAATTACTTCTTTGTCGCTATCAAACAATCCAGAATCAGCCGTTGCGACTGCCTCTACAGCAACTTTAAGAGTTTGAGACATTCCTCGTGTTTCTTTAGAATATAACCAATATTCATCAACACCAGTAACAACCTCTACGCCACTCTTATCTTTTTCTTTAATTACTTCTTTAATCTTCTTGATGTTGGTTGCATCAATATATCTTAATTCTTTGATACCCTTTTTGATATTATCATTATCAAAAATGATATGATAATGTATAGAACCATCTGTGTACCATCTCCTGAAAATGTCGGGTCCAGATTGATTAAATTCTAATTTCTTAGAAATAATCTGAAACTCTTCACTAATCATTTCCTTAATATTCTTAGGCACATCAATAGTGTCTAATTTATCAAGATAGATTGATACTGGGTCCTTATATGGGTCCAGTACGATTGCCTCATTGACAATATCATCGATAGCCGATTCGGCTTCAGGATGTCGAGCAATTGCCCTATATTTGCCAATCAGTTCTTGTTGTGTTTGAAAAGCCGTATCGAAATTGACGGCGAAGGCATTTACTCCTCCACCGTCGATTACGGTTGACCCGTCATCCAAATCCGGTGCGACAAAGGACTTAGTGCCTTTCTCTACCGCGGCTGAGCCAATTCTCTTCTCTATTTTATAACCAAATAGTTCCATATCACGTTTCTTTGTTATCTGTTAAGTAAGCATTCATAACTATATTTATACTCACTTAACAGGGTTACTATTCAAACGATTACGGTGTCAAAGTAGTTACTGAAGTCCCAGTACCACCATCATCCCAAGAAATTGCGAATGTCACAGTATATTCTTGAATTGAATCAGGTGTATCCCAAGAAAGGTCAATACTACCGATAGAAGAAGGCCATCCATAAAGAATAACTTTCGCTCCAGCGGCTGCTGATATCTCACCATCTCGACCATAAGGCTGTACTTCCATAGCCTTGTGACTTGAACCCGCAGGTACAAGAGAACCGAAATTAGTGAATCCTGACAAATCTTTCTGCCAGTCCATCAACTGCTTCCTGAGTACATAAGCCTCATCGTTCATTATTGTTACTGACCAATCAGCGAAAGTTCTGTCTCCAGGAACCTTCAATTTACGATTTTGATATGGTACTTCTATCATACCAAGCGTAGATTCGGGCAGTGTTGCTGTTTTAATCAGCATTGGACTCTCGCTCATACCTGAAATGGTAACCGTGAAAAGGTTATTTCGGGCATAATCTCCGTCAAATTGTGCTGAAAAGTTCTCTATATTAAAAGCCATAATCAGTCTCCTTATACTTGGCCAATCACTTCAGCAAAATCAACACCGGTTTTCGTAGCAACGAAATTCAGAGTGATAAAGTTGATTGATTTGGAGGGTTTAATAAACATACTAGCCACGAACTGATTAGCATCGAT